GTGACAATTGGTTTTGGTTTCGCCATTCAAGCAGTATTGTTAGGCCTTATTTACTTTGTATGACAGACGAAAACGAACAACTGACCGATGCTCTTGTAATTACTAAACGATTTAGATCTCCTACTGAATTTAGTTTATACATTGATGAGCAGGTATCGGCATTTAAGATAACCTATATGGATGCAGTTATTAATTATTGTAATGAAAAAGAAATCGATATTGATAGTATCGGTTCATTAATTAATCAGAAGCTTCGAGAGAAGATTCAAATGGAAGCCGAACAGGCTAACATGATTAAACCCCGAGGACACTTACCTGTATGATTATGGCTCCCTTTGAAGTCTATCGTTATTATTTGGCATTACGCCTGCATTTTACGACGGATAGTTATGATGTAATTAAACAGCAGGGACGTGTTCGTGCTACTAGGAATTCTTTTCTTAAACGAAAAGATCTTCTATCAATTAATCGAGTTGCGGAAACGTATTCGGATAAAGATATTGTAGACTTCTTGGTAGCCAATTTTGTGTCCGGTGATAGATGGGGCGGAGTCTTTGACGTAGAAGCCAAAGACCGTTACCAGGGATGGAAGAAACGTATAGAATCTATCTCATATACGTTTAAAAAAGAACTAGATAAGGCTGTACTGTTTGCCGATAAGAACAGTATTACCTTTGACGGTCTCTTCAAATGCAATAATGGGCAACACCCACCTATTGTAAAAATGTATCTTCGGAACGATATCTCAATTGAGACTCTTGTAATCCTGAATAAGCTAAATAATTTTACTGATCAATTAGATCAAGATCTAAAAGATGATTTAGTCTGGCCGGATACGTCTAGAATTATTAAGAAGTATTCACCTTTTCTAGAAATTAAAAAAGACAAGTACAATGAAATTTACCGAAGAGCAATTGGACCTTTCTGACGCCCGTATTACGGAGATTGAAAAGTCTATTTGTATCATGCAAGACAGTATGACCGAACTGTCCGAACATATTAGAGAAACCCAACGATATTTGATTAAACTTGCACATCACCAGTCCGAGATTACGAAACGTATTTCAGCCTGGCCGTTTATTGCAGTTGATAGTAACAGAGATGAAACGTAAAAATTTTGAGTCTGATAGAGAAAAACGTATCCGTAAAGTAGTAAAGGGTACCGATAAAAGTGGCAAATATCGCAAGAGCATATATAATATGTTAGAGGATGAAGATGAAAATCTTGATTCTACCGACAGTGATGTAGACGATTATGATGATCTAGATGATAGTAAGTAATAATATACAACACCAATACAACGCTATACAACGCATACAAGGAGAAAATTATGGCATTAGATTTCAGTTCCCTGAAAAAGAGCTCTGGTGGTTTCGACAAATTGATGAAAGAAGTCGAGAAGATTGCAACACCCCAGACTCAAGACAACGCAAAAGATGACCGCTTCTGGCAACCGGAAGTAGATAAAGCCGGTAACGGCTACGCTGTCATTCGATTCTTACCACCATCAGCAGGCGAAGAGCTACCCTGGGTTCGTATTTGGAACCATGGCTTCCAAGGCCCTACGGGTAAGTGGTACATCGAGAACTCTCTCACAACCCTGGGTAAAGCCGATCCCGTTTCTGAACTCAATACAGAGTTGTGGAATTCAGGTATCGAGGCTAACAAAGATCTGGTACGTAAACAAAAACGTCGCCTGACCTATGTTGCTAATATCTACGTGGTTAAAGATCCAGCACACCCTGAGAACGAAGGTACTGTCAAGCTGTATAAGTTTGGTAAGAAGATCTTTGATAAGATCAAGGATGTGATGCAACCTCAATTTGAGGATGAGGATCCAGTTAATCCTTTCGACTTCTGGAAGGGTGCTAATTTCAAGTTGAAGATTCGTAATGTTGAAGGTTATCGTAACTACGATAAGTCTGAATTTGATTCAGCCACCCCTTTGGCAGAAGACGATCAAATGGAATCCATCTGGAAAAAGCAACACTCATTAGCTGAGTTTGTTGATCCTAAAAACTTTAAGTCATATGACGAGTTGAAAGCAAAGCTTCAAATGGTTCTGGCTGCAACAGGTGCATCTGCACCCCGTGCTGAAGCCACAAGCCTTGATGAAGATATGCCTAAGCCGGTTGCAGCTAAGCCTGCCGCTAAGCCCAAGGCTGATTTCGACAACGCAGATGATTCCCTATCTTATTTCGCCAAGTTGGCGAATGACGATTAATTAGGTAGTCTTAGCCCGATCCTGGATACTCGTTACCGTTAGTAACTTAGGTCCAGGTAGGGTGACGAGCTAATTAGATTTTAGTGTAACTTTAATTTAATTTTTTGGAGATTTTTATGAAGAATATTTTTGCAATTGTTATCTCTACGCTTGCTTTGACTGCCTTTGCCGCCGATGGTATTGGTCCTAAGAAGCCTTGTAAAGAAGGTCAGACGGAGGCAGACGGTTGCCACGTTGTGAAGAAGGCGGAGAAGAAGCCAGTAGAGAAAAAGTCAGAGACTAAACCTACTGAAAAGAAAGCCGATACAAAACCAGTAGAGGTGAAAGCGGCTGAGAAGCCTGCAGCAAAGCCGGCAGATAAGCCAGCTGAGAAGAAGTAAAGAAAAGGGGCTTAATGCCCCTTTTTTATTAGTATACCGTTATTCGGTTAGTATATCGATCTAGAGAAGACCCGGTATACTCAGGCCTTGGGCTAGCCTTCATTGAAACTATCTTAGTAGTATTGTTGCTACTTACGTTATTAGATACAATAGTGCCCCCACTACCTGCAGGTTTAGAGCTTGCCTCTCTTGCCATATCAGCATTCTCTGTAGAAGTTTGAGCTACCGTGGTACCAGGGGTTGGTGCAATGGAGGGTGACACTGGAGCATTCTTACTACCAAAGCCAAAAAAGTCTTTAACTGCCGAACCGGTTTTAGAAGCTGTACCCATTACAGCAGCACCTGCATTAGAGTAAGTATCCTTATAAAAATTACCTACCTTGCTTGCGGTATCTCCGATAAATTCTCCAGCCTTATGTATACCTTGAGAAGCAGTTTTTTCATCTAATAAACCAAAGGTAGCTCCTGAGGCAACACCACCGAGCGTAGATGATATTTTTTGACCTGTAGTAGCCTCTTCGCCTTCTTTAAGGTCAAAGTTTGAACCGGTATTCTGATACCCTTCAAAACCGCTGTAAGCAGCACCTGCAATCGCAGCTGCAGGACCTAAAAACTTAGCAGCTTTACCTAAGCCACCTAATATCTTACCACCCATTCCAGCTGCTTTACTAGCAGCCTTACCTTTACCGCCTCCTAGTAAATTTCCTGCAGCCCCTGCTAGATCACCTATAATAGAACCTCCACCATCAGTCTCTTTTTCTTTTTCAGAAGTAGAAGAAGGTGCGCCTTTTTGTTCAGTTAATTCTTTTGGTGTAGAAGGAGCTAATGCTTCTCTAATAGCTTTTAACTCAATAAGCTGCTCTCTTGTTGTATCAAGCATTTGCTTAGACAGTTCGATATCACTTTTTGCGGCATCGGCTTGAATCTCCCCGGTTGAAGTAATGTTATCAGCTTCCGGGTTCTCTTGTCTTGAGCTGGATACTTTAGCTTCTCTTTCTTTCTTTTCAACCTCTTTTGGGGGTTTCTGAAATAAACCGTAACCTGGCTTATCTGACTCCCCATCAGTCATAAAAGATTTAAGTCTACCCAATAGACTAGGATCAAAATTATCTACACCCTCTTCATCTTCTTTTTTATTTTTTGCACCTACATTACCAGTAACACTATCTCTTTCTCTACGTGCTCTTTTAATTGAAGTATTTCTACTAGGAGCTACTTGTGTTGATTTATCTTGAACTTCCTCAGGGGTCTTAGCTACTGGCTCAACAGCATCAACCGGGCCTGACGATCCTAAATCTGCACCTAAAGATTTAGCTGTTGCATCTCCAGGTTTAATACCAGATCTAGTTGTTGTTATACTGCTTATTAAACTTACTTTATTTTCTTTTCTCGCTCTCTCACCTTGACCAGATAAAGTATCTCTAGCAGTTTCAAAATCTATAAAACCACCATCTTTAGACGTCTTACCAGAAACTTTACTTTCTACATCTCTACCGCTTTTATTTCTATACTGCGCCGCTTCCTTATCGTACTCAACACTACCTTCAGTAAGCTTCCTTGTTAAAGACAGCTCTTTTAACTGTTCATCAAGTAACTTAGTAGTATTCATTCCTACAGCACTTGTAGTAGCTACTAGACCACCACTATCAATATCTTTACCTACATCGTACCCGACATTTTCTATTGCAGCTTTTAGTTCAGAAAAGTCAATATCTAATTTTATACCGGTAACAGCTTCTTTGATACCCTCAAGCGCAACAAGCATCTCTACCTCAATTGATTCTCTTGCTCCTATAATTGCCGTAGCAATTTCAGATAAAGAATCGTTTGCAGTATCTAATTGATCTTGAACCTCAATCGTATCATCACTTAAATCTTGTAAACTACTTTTTAAATTATCACCTACAGACGTTGTTTCGTCTTTTAAATCTTTTAAATTTTCATTAGCTTTATCTAATTGCTCTTCTCTCTTGTCCCCATCTTCACCAGCAATTTCACGTTCAGCTTTTAACTGAACCAACTGTGTAGCAAAGCCACGATTATTCTGTTCCTGGAGTTTTTCCAGGAACGCTTTAAAGCTAGGATCTGACGCTGATAGGTTTTGCATTATACGTTGAAGTTAGGAGTAACGGGTCTTCTTCCACCAGGTGTCGATGTAGGAGCAGGACTCATGCTAAATTCAGTTGTTGTTTCTGTAGTATTATAGGACTGAGAAGATCCAAATGATTGGCTCTGGGGTGATCCAAAACCTGATGATTGCTGTGGAGAGTTAAATCCGCCACCAGAGAATGACGGTACTGACGAAGAAAGGTTAGGTGTTGGTACTCCGCCTCCTTGGAAACTAGTTGAGACATTCGATGCTCCTGCTACCTTTTCTTGTGTACGTCCATAAGCTGAAACACCAAGAACGGCACCCATGGCTACGTGGAACAAACCACCGCCCTGTAATGTGATAGGCACCCACTGTCTAAATGCATCATTTTGTATAGCAGTTTCCCAGAACTGAACAATAGTAAACATAATCGGGAATACAGCAAAATCCATCAGACAGCAAGTCATATACATTA